AGTTACAGGCTTAATAGCACAACGTGCTAACGATGTTGGTCAAAACTTTACTGATGTATCTGTAGACAAAGGTATTGGCAAGTATGGTATTTCACCAGAACAATTAGAATCATCAGGATACTTAAAACCAGGTACAGTTAGCAAATATATCACAGATCCAAGTTCAACAGTTACAGACGGCTTTGGTAGTCAAACAACTCAGTTAGAGTCAGTGCTTAAAAATCCAAACGTATGGACAGGCAGAGGCAGTACTAATAACTTAACTGGATTTTTAAATGATAAAAACGCACAAACACTAGCACAGCAAGATATTTTATCAACTAGTTTAAGTTCATTAAAAGCCAAAGGTGTAGTAACAGGAACAGAATCAGCAGAAGATCTTGGTGGCATATTAAATGCGAGTTCAGCATATGGTGCAAACAATGTTGCTAATTGGGCTAAAGGCACAGGCGGCAACTCTTTAATTAATTCAGGTATTGAACAAACTGCACGTAATGGCAAATATTCAGTTAACTTAGTTGACACAAAATTAACAAGTCTAAACAAGAGTTATAGTAACCCAGGTGCGTATGCAGGTACTACAGATAGAGAAACACTAGACAATAATGTTAGTCAAATTATTGCTGACTCACGTGCAATACCGCCAAAACATACAAGATAAATAATATACTATGGCAAGATTCTACGGATACAGTTCAATTGGCAGAAACAAAAAGTTTCGCTTAGAAGACTTTGAATTAGTTAAAAGAGATTTACTAAACAGTCTTTTAATTAGACAAGGCACTATACCAGGCAGACCTAACATTGGTACTGCACTATGGGACTATCTATACGAAACTATAGATGATAGAACACTGAATCAACTCGATAACGAAATGCGTAAATCTATAGAACGTGACCCAAGAGTTAAAGTTGAAGAAATATTATTTTTCACACAAAACAATGGTTTACTCTGTGAAATCTCAGTTAAGACAGTGATGTCAAACGAATCTCAGATGCTTAAACTATTCCTCGATACAGAAAACCTCACAGCCGACTACGTATAATATACCCACTTAACTAAAGTGATAAATACTTATAACAAAAAGGATTATAGGTATCTATGGCTAAGACTACACGACAAACCGCTATTTTTGGGGCGGAAGATTGGAAGAAGTTATACCGCACTTACAAAGAGGCAGACTTCCAAAGTTACGACTTTGAAACTCTACGTAAGTCAATGGTTGACTACTTACGTTTATACTATCCAGAAACATTTAACGACTACACAGAATCAAGTGAGTTCGTTGCACTGCTAGACTTAATGGCATTTATGGGTCAAGGTCTTGCTTTCCGTAACGACTTAAACACTCGTGAAAACTTTTTAGACACAGCAGAGCGTAGAGACTCAGTAACTAAATTAGCCAAGTTAGTGGGTTACACTCCTAAAAGAAACTTAAATGGTAGTGGTTTCTTAAAAGTAACAGCAGTGTCAACGACAGAATCAGTCTTAGACTACAACAACTTTAACTTGTCTGGACTTACCATTAATTGGAACGATGTTTCTAACCCAGACTGGCTAGAACAGTTTAACGCAATTATGAATGCCTCAATGATTGATAGTCAGCGTTTTGGCCGCCCAGGTAATTCAAAAATGATTCTTGGTGTTACTACAGATGAATATCAAATTAATACAACACCAAACACTATGCCTATTGCTAGTTTCCAAAGTGATGTTGACGGATTGGCAATGGATTTTGAAATAGTATCAGGTACGTCAGTAAACAAAACGTATGTCTATGAACAAAGTCCACAACCAGGTGGTGCACTTAATGTAATTTATAAAAACGACAAACTAGGATATGGTTCAGCAAACACTGGTTACTTTTTTATGTTCAAACAAGGAACATTAACTAATCAAGACTTTACTTTAGTTGATCGTATTTCAAACAGAGTTGTTAACTTAAACATTGAAGGCATTAATCAAGATGATGTGTGGTTATTTGAATTAACTCAACAAGGTAACGCATTAACAGAGTGGCGTGAAGTCGATAATATTTTTGCAATTGATGAAACAGCAAGTACTAGTGAACGTGAAGTATATCAAGTCAACACAAGAACAAATGATCAAGTTCAATTACAATTTGGAGATGGCACATTCTCTAAAATCCCGTTAGGTGATTATAGGAGTTATGTTAGAGCATCTAACGGTCTTGAATATGTGATTAATCCTGATGAAATACAAAACGTACAAGTGCCGATTAACTATGTAAGCCGTAACGGTAGAGTTGAAACTCTAACATTAACAGTTTCATTGCAGACAGCAGTTTCAAACTCTAAAGCAAGAGAAAATATTGCAGAGATTAAAGAACGTGCACCTGCGGCATTCTACACCCAGAACAGAATGGTCAACGGTGAAGATTATAATAACTTTCCGTTTACAAGATTTACAAGTATTTTAAAATCAAAAGCCTTGTCGAGAACAGGTGTTGGTATTAATCGTCAGTTAGACTTATTAGATCCAACAGGCAAGTATTCATCAACAACAGCATTTGCCAGTGATGGTATGTTGTACAGAACATTTACAGATCCAACAAAAACATTTAGTTTTGTAGACACAAACGATATCGCTGACGTAATTCAGAACACTGTAGAACCAATTCTTAAATCAAGAGCATTGACACATTTTTATTATGACAAGTATGATAGGATTAGTTTATCAGGTATTAACTGGAACCAATCAACTGCTATTGTTAATCAAACAACAGGTTACTTTAAAGATGACTCTAGTGGGGGTGCAGTAAGTGTTGCACTAACTTCAAATAATACAAAATATATTCAAGAAGGTGCATTAGTTAAATTTGAACCACCAGCAAATCAATACTTTGATGCTAACAACAGATTACAGTCAGGTGTACCAACAAAGGCAAACGAAAAACTAGCAATATGGGCAACTGTAACTAATCTGGTGTTAGACGGCACTAACTTTGGTCAAGGTAATTTAAGTGATGGCACAGGTCCTATTTCGTTTAACGAATATCTACCTAACGGTTGTATTCCAACAGAAGTTATTCCTAAGTTTACTACAGACCTAACAGTTACATTTGAAAATAAAATTATTGACCAAATTGAAGTCTATAGAGACTTTGGTATTGGCTACGACGAAGAATCTAGTGAATGGTATATTATTTCAACTGATAACCTAAATGAAAATGCAGAATATGATTCTAGTTATGCTAAAAATGTAGATGGTTTAAATCGTGATGCATCATGGCTAATACAGTTTACTACAGACGGTGAAATATACACTATTAAGTATCGTAACTTAGCGTATTACTTTGCTTCAGTGGTAGAAAATAGATTTATATTTGATTCAAATGCAAAAGTGTATGATCCTAAAACAGGTAAAACAGTTACAGACAATGTTGTAGTATTAAAAACAAACACTAAACCAGATGCTAACGAAAACTTAACCACAGATGTTAGGCTTGACATTGTTGGTCAGGAAGTTGAGACTGATGGATTTGTAGATAACTTTAAAGTTCTAGTAAGTTTCTCAGACAAAGACCAAGACGGTGTTGCAGATAATCCAGATATCTTTAAGGACGTAGTAGATCCAATAGTGAGTCCAACAACAAAATACGTTTTCTTTGAACGACAAACAGACTTTGATAATTTAGAAAGATGGGTTCCACTAGCCGGCAATATAATTAATATTTTATATGCTGACTTGGATGCAATTGAACTTAAGAAAAAAGAGTACTTACAAGGTCAGGTATTCTATGCTTATACAGATAAGAAATTCTATAAGTTATCAGTCACAGGTAGCGAATATACATTATCAGAAACAACAGACTATCGTGTAGCAGTGGGCAGACAAGATTTGTATTTCCAATACAAACATAATTCACCTAACACACGCAGAATTGACCCTGCATTGACTAACATTATTGATTTGTATCTTGTAACTAACACATACTATACAAACTATACAAATTGGATCAAAGATTCAACAGGCAAAGTTGCTAAACCAAGTCAACCCACCATTGATGAATTAACATTGGCTTATAACTCATTAGAAGATTATAAAATGGCCAGCGATGGGTTAATTATTAACTCGGTGACATTCAAACCGTTGTTTGGTGAAAAAGCAAGTTTAGAATTACAAGGAAAAATTAAAGTTATTAAACAATCAGGTATTGTAGTATCAACTGGTGAAATTAAATCACGAGTGGTACAATCACTGAATGAATACTTTACAATTGATAAATGGGACTTTGGTGATACATTCTACTTCTCAGAGTTATCAGCATACCTACACGAAGAACTAGGTGATATTGTTTCAAGTGTGGTTATTGTACCAACAGACCCAACAAAAACATTTGGTGACTTATATGAAATTCGTTGTGCACCAAACGAAATATTTGTTAACGCGGCCTTAGTTAGTGACATTGAAGTTATTGATGCACTAACAGCCGGTGCACTTAAAAAGAATTAGGATAAACAATGGCAAGATTTACTAGAACATTAGATCTATTACCTGAAATATTTCAAACAGAAACCAATCAAAAGTTTCTGAATGCTACACTAGATCAACTCGTACAACGTCCACAGCTAAGACGTGTAGAAGGTTTTATTGGTCGTAGAACTGGACAAGGTGTTGTTGGTACAGATAGTTATGTATTAGAACCAGACCAAGAACGTGCGGCCTATCAGTTAGAACCAGCAATTACCTACAAGAAAAAAGATTCACAAGAAACTCAAGACTTTTTAACATATCCAGGTATTGTAGATGCATTAGGAAGATCAGGTGCTAATACTAGTAAACATGATAGACTATTTGATTCAGCATACTATTCATGGGATCCATTTGTAGACTACGATAAGTTCGTTAACTTTAGTCAGTACTACTGGTTACCACAAGGTCCTAATTCGGTTGACGTAGGCGCTACTGAAATATCTACCAGTGACGAATATGATGTCACTAGAAACGAGTTTGATTACAATCTAAGTGGTGTTGAGGGTGAAAATCCAACTATCACTGTTGTCCGAGGCGGAAACTACAAATTTAATGTTCAACAAACAGGTAACCCATTTTGGATTCAATCAAATCCAGGTGCTAACGGTTTAGTTTCTGGACAGCCTAATCAGTCAAGTAGAGAAGTATTAGGTGTTACCAACAACGGTGACGACAACGGTGTTATTCAATTTAATGTTCCACTAGATACAGAACAAAACTTTTTCCTAAACATGGACACTGTGTCCAAAGTTGATTTAGTTACAGAATTAAGATTTGATGAAGTTAATAATCAACAGGTAAGACCATTCTTAGACAAGTATGACGGCATTGATGAAGTTACTGATCTACGTAACAGAACAATTATCTTTATTAACAGAAACCCAGGCGATGGCGAAGAGTCAGGTTGGAAACGAGATGACTTGTTTGACACATCACCATTTGATGACAATGATACACCATTTGCTCGTTCAGAAGATATAGCAACCAAAACAGATCGTTATTCTGTATATCGTATTGAATTTAGATATGATGAAGGTGAAAATTCTCCAACGTTTGATGCGTCTGGTGCTAATCCAATTATGGTACTTAACAAAGTTAGAGAAATTCCTAACTTAAAGAAAGTACACGTACAGTATGGTACAAAATATAACAATCAGTACTTCTGGAAGACAGCAGAAGGCTTTTTTGAAGAACAGCCGCATATTACAGCAATTAGCGACACACTATACTATCAAGATGCCAATGATGAAAATAGGTTTGGTATTATTCGTGTTGTAGATGCTGTTGATCAGTTAACTTTAAATGTTGGTGACGACATTGTTGGGAAAAAAGAATATACATCACCAACTGGCGTTAAGTTTACTAATGGAATGAAAGTACAATTCCGTGGCAAAACATCACCAGAAGGATATCAAGATCAGGAATACTATGTAGAAGGTGTAGGCTCTAGTATCAAACTATTAGCAGTAGAAGACTTTAAAACACCTGAGCAGTATACAATTAGTGAAACACAACCGTTTGATGCTAAAGGGTATGATGAAACACCGTGGGACGCTAGTTTGAATGCACCAACAGAAAAAGATTATTTTACAATTAACAGAGGTTCACCTGATCAGAATCCATGGACAAGATCAAATCGCTGGTTCCATATCTCAGTAATTAAAGCATCAGCAGAATATAATAAAACTGTTGCAGACTTAGATCAAACAGCACGTGCTAAACGCCCTATTTTAGAATTCAACGACGGTCTACGTTTATTTAACTTTGGTACTGAAGGTAAACGTGCTATTGATATTATTGATCTTAAACAGACCGATGCACTGAGTAATGTAGCAGGTAAAATAGGTTACAACATTGATAACTTTGGTCTATATGATGGTGCTAGAGTTATTTTTGCCGCAGATGAGGACCCAGAAGTACGCAATAAAATTTATGAGGTGCGTTTAGTTGATCCAGTAGGCATCACAGAAGACCCTAACATGATCAGCGAAAAAATTATACAACTGGTCAAGGCAGAAGACGGTGACGTAGTAAAAGACCAGTCGGTATTCTTACAAAGCGGAGCTACTCAACAAGGGAAAAGTTTTAGATACAATGGAACTGTCTGGGTAGAATCACAGCAAAAAACAAAAGTTAATCAACCTCCAGTGTTTGATATCTTTGACGCTACAGGTAATTCAATTGGCGATAATACAAAATATCCGTCAACTAACTTTACAGGTACTAAATTATTTTCCTACAAAGAAGGAGTTGGGTTAATTGATACAGAATTAGATCTAAAACTAAGTTACTTAAACATTAACAATGTTGGTGATATTGTATTTGAAAATAACTTGTATAAAGACACATTTGTTTATACAGTTAATAATGTGTCAACAACCACAGATGTTGCTACAGGGTTTATTAGAAAGTATACAGATAGAACTAACTTTGCATTAAAAACTGGCTGGGAAAAAGCAGTTGAAACTACAAGACAACGTCAAGTATTTACATTCACAAACACAGCAACATGCGTCTGTGATATAAGACATTCCGATGGTAATAACACTGTAGTAGTTGATGTAGATAACAAATATCTATTACCAAGTGAATATACCGTTACAAGAACAGCAACATCAACCACAGTTACTTTAAACGAAACACAACCGCTAGTACACATTTATGTAATCAGTGATCAAAAGAGTGATATTGCTTATTATGAAATGCCTGCTAACCTAAGTGATAATTCAGTTAACGATGAGTTTGAAGAAGTTACACTAGGTACTGTAAGAAATCATTTTGTTACACTAGCACAGAGTCATCCTGATTTAAGTGGAACTATCCTAGGCGAAAACAATTTACGTGATCTTGGTAACATTGTTGGTTATGGTAAACAAATTGTTGAACAATCAGCACCAATGCAGTTCACAGCAACATTTGCTAAAGACTCAAACATTAACTTCTTTGATGCTATTGAATATGCTTCAAACGAATATGAAAAATTTAAAACAAGATTAATTGATTCATTAACAAAAAATGATTATCAAGGAACAGCCGCTGAAAGATTAGATCAAGCATTTGCTGATCTAAACAGAGGACGTAATCCAGATATGCCATTTTACTGGGCAGACACAATACCATGCGGTGAAGTCTACGAAGAAACAGTAAACACAATTACACCAATTGATGACAATGTGTTTGACTTGTTATACACATATGACTTTACTAAAGCAAATTATCAAGGCTTACTAGTTTACTTAAATGATTCAATATTATTGAACAATACAGATTATACGGTAGCAACAGACGGTCCTAGACTAACAATTAGTAAAACACTAGTACAAGGTGATGTTGTTAAGATTAGAGAATACGCATCAACAGTAGGTAGTTTTGTACCACCTACACCAACTAAGTTAGGATTGTTTGATAGATTTGATCCAGAGTTCTTTACAGACGATTCGTATACTACTCCACAAAGAATTTTACAAGGCCATGACGGCTCCAGAATGATTACGTTTGGTGATAATCGTGATGACGTGTTATTAGAATTTGAACGTAGAATCTATAATAACATTAAAGTACCGTCAACAAATAAGATACCATTACGTTGGTACGATGTTATTCCGGGTAAGTTTAGAACTACTGACTATACAGATGCTGAAGTTACAGAGCTAATGGGCGAAAGTTTCTTATCCTGGGTAGCATGGAACAAGTTAGACTATAAACAACAAGAATACGATAAAGACAATAAGAAAACCTGGAACTACTCATCAGCAACAGATAGAGTAGACGGCGAACTACTTAAAGGTGGTTGGAGAGGTAACTTATATAAATTCTATGACACAGATGTTCCTCATTTGCGTCCTTGGGAAATGTTTGGGTTCAGTGAAGAACCTACTTGGTGGGAAAGACAATATGGTCCAGCACCATACACAGGTGAGAACTTGGTGTTATGGGACGACATGGCCAACGGCGTTGTAGCACACCCTGACGGTGACTATATTATTAAAGAATTTAAACGTCC